TCTCAACGCTCTTAGGCACAGAGACACAACCTAAGCGGGAAGGTAGAACTGATGAGATGTTCCTCACCATTGATGGACGAGAGAGAAAAGCGCGCTTTCGCTATCAACTCGTTGAAGCGGGTGACGCAATCCCCTCACATGATCCTATCAGTTTTTCAAAAAATGAGAACTACCCCGAAGGGATCCAAGAGCGCATCTATCATCAAGACCGCATGGAGCAGCTCAAGGTTCAAAGGAACGCTGGCAGCGCTTTTGAGCCTAGCTATCTGATCAACACGAACCCAGACGCGACCAACGGCCCGCCTATCCTCACTCCTGATGGAATCGTACTCGGTGGAAATTCCCGAGTGATGAGCACTCAGCGCGTATATGCAGCAAACCCTGAAGGATCTCAACGTTATAAACAGAAACTCTCTCAGGACGCCGCGATCTATGGATTCAATCAAGCTGACATTGACGCGATGAGCGCGCCGCTATTAGTGCGAGTGTATGAGCCTGAGCAGGATGATAGAGCGCATATGGCTAAGCTCGTTAGAGCCATGAACGAGAATAAAACTCAGGGACTCGATGAGCGCACAGCGGGACGCGCCGCCGCCGCTAAGGTCTCTCAGGAGACACTCAAGACGCTTCAAAAAGGGCTAGATCGATTTGAAGGGTTTAGTTTTAACCGATTCCTCACACGCCCCTCAGATGCACTTGGAGCATTTAAAGAGGCCCTCTTTAGAGACGGTATCCTTAACGCTCAAAACGCCTCAGAGCTGATCAGAACTCAGGACGGGACATTCACCGCGACAGGTCGAGAGTTCCTGCAATTCATGTTAGTGGGCTATGTAGTTAATGATGATCGACTACTACCTAACCTCGACTATGCAACAATGGAGCAATTGACGGTAAGCTTAGGTAAGCTCGCAGCCGCTGGAATAGGCGAAAGTGAGAGGCGCTCATTACAGAACGCTATTGGTGTTTATAACCATGTCATCTCACGCGATCTCCTACCTCAAAAGGGTAAAGACATCATCGAGAAGCGAAATCGCGCCGTTGACGTGGTGATGCTAGAAGAACAAGAGCTCGATTATGCAGCCGCAGGAGGAGAGGGTAGTGAGAGCGATGATCTCAGCGTATCACGAATCCCAATAGGCGAGCTCAAAGAGCGCGTGAGACGAGACCCCCTCTCAAGCGCATTCCTCAAAATCCTCACCCTCAATCCAGGCAAGAAGACCCTTGAAGATCAAATAGCAAGATTCATCAAGCTGACTGAGGACACGGGCCAGAGCTCTCTCTTTGGGGGTGATGAGGTGATGGATTACTCAGAGGCCGCCAACAAGCTCGCGCGCGAGCTGGCAGATAAGCACAAGATCGAGGCGAGGCTTTATGAGCTGCCTGAAAAAGGAGCCCCTTCACCTTCTAGAGATCAGGAGATCAAACAGAGGAGGCTTGAGGCTGTATCAGCGAGCTCTCTAGATGACCTCGAGAAAAAAGAGCCCGCTGACATTGACGCCGCTCAGGTCGCGCTGGACGTTGAAGCGGGAGCAGATGCACTTCAGGCTCAGGTAGCGAACGCTTCAGCCAGTGAGAAAAAAGAGATCAAAGCGCGCATCAAGCGCGCGCGTAAGCTCTCGAGTGAACTATTCCACTATGACCGCGCTAAGGACATTGTGAGAGAGACACTCACGCGCCGCGCGCAGGGTGAAGAGGTCGAAATGCCACGCGGGAATAAAAAGCTTCAGCCCGCAATTGAGCGAGTCATGAGAGACGCAGAGCAGCGTGGCTCATCTTGGTTAATGAAGAGCGCTCGCCCCTCTCTACTCGATCTCTATAAGGCGTTGAGATGCTGATCCTAGATGCAGAGCACCGCACACGTCAGAGCATCATTGATCATTATGATGCGCTCAGCGTAGAGCTCTTAGGCGCTCGCGCTTCAGGGCTCACGCGCGAGCGGATTGAAGCGCTCGTGAGGTCAGGACGCTTGAGCGCTGATCAACTTCAAGGTTTAGATGTAGCTGACCTCTCAGAGCCCACAAACCCGATTCTCTTTACCCGTCTCATAGGTACACCCTACAGTCGAGCGAACCCTGAAGAGCGCGCGCGTATGAGGTCAATGAGCCTTGAGGAGTGGGGAAGGCGCCTTAGAGGAGTGGATCAGCGTACCCCGAGCGCGGCCCCTTCACAGCGCCTCTTCACGAGATCCCCAAGCCCTTTCAGCGCGCCTCTTCCCCCTCATCCCCTTGCAATACCTGAGTACTTCACACCCGCAGAGCGCGCAGGGCTTGTGAGCTCTTTTGAGGTTGCTGGATCTTACATCAGAGGATTAGGCGCGAGGTTTGCAGATGAAGCGAGCGCAGAGCTCTATGAGGAGTGGGGAGGTGAGCGCTTGCTCCAAACCCCAGACCCCCAGAAGCGCGCGAGGATGCTCAAAGTGATTCGTGAGGAGGTGGGCACAGCAACGCTCACCAAAGACCAAGCGCGCACAGTCGCGAGGCGTATTAGACAGCGCTCAGGAGACCTCGCGCGGAACTTTGAGCGAATCGCAGAGACAGAGCTTCAGGCCGTTCACAATGAAGGGCAAATCGCACAAGCCGTTGATCTCGACGGAGAATCCGCAAGAGTCGCGAGGATTCCCGAGAGCGGCGCTTGTGGTTATTGCCTGAGAGCGTTCATTGATCCTGAGACCCAACGCCCCTACATCTTTGAGGTGAGTCAGCTCATCGAGAACGGTTCAAATATAGGGCGAAAGCGGGCAGACTGGACACCGAGCGCTTATCCTATGCACCCTAGTTGCAGGTGTGATACAATTCCCGTAGGCCCTGATCAGACGGTGAGTCGATCAGGGAGAATTCAAAAGGAGGTGTCAAATGAGGATTGACCTCTACAAAGCAGAGCGCGACCCAAACCGCCCCAATACTGCAAAGATAGCAGGTATCATCTCAACTGATGAGGTTGATCTGCAAGGCGAGAGGGTTTTGCAAAAAGGCTTAGATTTCAGCTATTTCTTAAAAAAAGGCACGTTCAACTATGAACACAAGCCCGGCGCTGAAAACATGCTAGGCTACCCGACAAAAATCACTCAGCGTAAAGGTTATACAGAAGTTGAGGGAGTGCTCTTGCTCGACAAGCCCCGCGCGAGAGACATCTATGAGACCGCCGCCGCGCTCAATAAAGCGGGTGGACATCGAACGCTTGGATTTAGTGTTGAAGGTCAGGTGATTGAGCGCGATCAGGTGGATCCTAAGATCGTGAAAAAAGCGAGGGTGATCAATTGCGCGATCACCTCAAACCCTATCAACCCTGACACGACTCTAAACTTGATCAAGTCAGTCTCAGCGCTATTATTACGCAAGGGTGCAGGAAGCCTCTCAACGCCCCGCCCATCCAGCGCAGGTTATCAGACACCAAGCCAAGTCAACGGGCAGTCCATCCAAGGTCTAGTGCCTCAGCAGCTTGATCAAACGGTCAGTGCGACCTATAACACTTTGAACGACGAACGTTTAAGTGCTATCATTAAACGATTATCAAAACTTTACCCCAATGTTGAACAAGGCGCGCTTGCTCGCGCCGCAGCTGAATTATCAGGAGTCTTAATATGAGAGATGATCTCATTGACCTCATGACAGGTGCAGGAGTCTCTGAGCGTGAAGCAGAGCGCCGCGCTTCTCAGTACCTACGCGATCAAGATGATAATGATCGTTTTGAAAAGGCACTCAGCGCGCTTGATGGCGTAGCAGAGGCCCAGCGTGAAGCCGAAGAGGCGCAGTATGAGCGCATGAGCAAAGCCTTTAGCGATGGACAAGAAACAGTGGCGGAGGTACTCGCACCCGCGCTGGATACACTCTTGACTGAGCAACGCGCCCAGAATGAGGCTTTATGCAAAGGCCTCCAAGGCGCGCTTGAGCTCATCAAGTCGCTTCAGACAGAGGTGAAGAGCCTACGCGGAAACGCGAAAACAGAAGAAGAGGCGCCGCTCTCTAAGAGCCTTTCATACATCCCCGCGCCAGGTGAGACCACAGGCGCAGAGACATCTCGAGATGAGCTCTTTAAAGCGCTCACCTCTATGAGCGCCGAGAGCCCCTCAAGAGCCAGCGACATGATGGAAGCCGCAGCGCTCCTCGAGTCAGGCGTAGACCCCGCCCAAGTTAAAGCACGATTCAACATTTAAGGTAAGGTGATAATATGCAAGGTATCCCATCAAGCGCTGATATGAGCGCGCTCATGAGCTCACTGCAAAAGGGCTCTCTCGATCTTCCCCGCCCAACTAACGCGGGTTATCAAACTCCATTAGTTCCAGCAGGTGGAACTAATGCGATCTCTCCGCTAGTCCCTCAACAGTTAGCGCAAACCTTGAGCATCGCTACATCTTCAATGAACGATCTCAAGCTCTGGCCTATGCTTGCAAAAGTCCAAGCGCAGAATACAATTGTTGAATATAACCGAGTGTTGGCCCACGGTGGACAGCACAGCCCCTTCATCAGCGAAGGCGGCAACGGCATCCTCAACCGCTCAAGCTACGAAAAGGTAGCAGCTAAGATCCGTTACATGGCAGAGCGCCGCGAGGTCACGGATCAGGCAGCTATGCTCAACATCGTAGGGCCCTCAGCTGATGTTATCGCAGAGGAAACTCGACGCGGCACAGAGAGCCTCCTTCAGAGGCTTGAGCTCAACCTCTTCCACGCTGATGAGACGAAGGACTCTAACGCCTTCAACGGAATCATCAAGCAGATCTCTGACGGCGGAAACGTCGCAGATTTGCGAGGCAAGGCACCAAGCGCGCTTTATCTCTCAGAGATCTTGGGTCACCTCTACTCGGCCCCTTTTTACGGTCAAGTTACTCACATCATGGTAACGCCTCGAGTACTCTCTGAGTTGATTAAGCAGACCGTTCACCACGGTAGACACGACCAAATTCAGGTAAACTCTGGAAATGTGACCTTTGGGGCAAGCAGCATCTCAATCACGGGTCCTTATGGCCCTGTACAGGTCATCAGCGCGCCTTTCCT